CGATATCCAAGATAAGTTTCCGCTACCGTCTGTAGATAATACTTGTCCAGAACTACCGCCTGTTATACTAATGTCACTGTTGCCACCTAGGTCTAACGCACCAGAAGTACTACGTATCTGACTACCGGCTATTGTTACGTTATCTGCTTGGAATGTTTGAGTAGGGCTGGCAGTGTTTATACCAATTCTGTTATTGGTAACATCCACATATAAAAGACTTGTCTCAATAGAAAGATCCACACCTAGACGTTCTAGGTTGGATTTGAGCATGGGTCCTGATATTCTGCCAATCGCCATGTTTTATTCCTTAGGCCCCAGTGCTGTTATATCCGTGCTGTACGATAATTGTATGTGTATCCGGAGGAGGACTTGTAAACGTTATTGTTGTTCCACTTACTGTATACGCAACACCTGGATTCTGATGTACGTTGCCCACATGGACAATAACATCTTGTTCGTCTGCAATGCTTTGGCTTGCTGTGTATGCTACTGTGGATCCGTCACCAGTAAAGGTATCTTTAACAATGGAAACTAAACCAACCTTTGCAATAGTTACCCAAGCGCCGCTGGTATACATCTCCACAACGGCGTCTGAAGTATTGTAACGTATCTGCCCGTTTACAGGAGTTGCAGGACGTTGGCCTGATGTACCTGTAGGCAATTTAATTGCACTCTGAGCTGAGATGCTTAATTCGGTGGCCTTTATAAATTTACCTGGTTTAGACATTATACACTCGCATAACTTACTGTTGCTGTAATTGCAGATCCTGCATCTGCAATCGCTGTAATTTTATCGCCATTAGCAAGTATAAGTCTATCTGTTGATAGTGTATAGGTGTCAGACGCTATAATCTCAACATCCTTAACAATAATTGATGTATTGTCGGCACTTCCACCACTTGGTACCGCATATAAAGTAAGTGTTCTCGTAACTCCGCTATAATTACAGAAGTACATAGTAACAACACAAGTTTCACCACTTGAAGTGTAAATGTCTGTATTTGATGCCGCTACTGCTGTGTTTGCTAATGCCATCTTATGTTCCTATTAAAAAATTAATCCGTATAATCTAGCTCTCTTATTTGAGGCTACTTCGTCTGTTCTTGTTGTGTTTGCTACATACAAACCTGTTTGACCTGCGCCAGGATCTTTGGCATATACATAAGTGTGTGTAGACACTGCTGTAGGATCACTACCTACTTCTAACAATTTTAATTCACTTGCTACTTCTAATGTACCAGATCCGTTAGGATTAATTACTATGTCCTCATTCGATCTAGCACTTGTAATTTGAAAACCGTTTATGTCTAAATCACCACCTAGTTGCGGTGTAGTGTCTGCAACAATGTCGATGATACCAGCACCTGCTGATGTAGTAATTTCAGTGTATGTTACACCATCAGTTGTTAATTCCCAAATATCGGATGTTTCGTTCCAACGTATTGCGACGTCGTTTGCACTACCCCTATCTACTTCTATGCCTGAGTATGTTCCTGTAACACCACTACCTGGTTCTCCCTTGTTTAGGGTTATAACAGCATCAGCTATTTCAGTGTTTGTTGTTTCTACAGAGGTTGTAGTACCTGTAACAGTTAAGTTACCATTTACCGTGACAGTGTGCGTAGTAATGACAACGTTGTCTGTACTAGAATCTACTGAACTGATATTGTAATCGCCGGAAACTCTCTTAGTTGTAGCCATTCTTTTTTACCTATTTCATTGTATTTAGTACAGTTTTAAATTCACTGATATACATTTGCTGGTAGTTTCTGAAGGGTTTAAACTCAGGTGGTGAGTAACCATCTTCTCCTATTACTCTCACAAATCTAGTAGTTTTAAACTCAACCATTAGCTCATGCATTTGTCTTACCCAGTTGCCATAGAATGTTGCTTTGTCTGCCGTGGTCTTATAATTGGGTGTGTCAGCATACACATTATTAAATTTTTGATTGTTACCTAACCCTGCCAAGTCAAATCCTATAATATAAATGTAGTTGTGTTTTGCGTGACATGCATAACTTATAGCAACAGGTCCACTTGACCATCCGTAGTTGTGTTGAATAGGTTTCGCGCCGGATCCCTCTATAGGTCTACGTGTATAAAATCTATTTGTTTTTGCGTAACCTGATTCTTGTATTTCTTTTGCTATACCAGAGTCTGTTGCTATCAATACATCCGGAGTAAAGTCTCTGTACAGAGCATTACACCCGTAGATCATGCCTCGACCTCTTAGACTTTCCAAGTCTATGTCTAATCTACTGCGTCCGTTTCCGATAATAAATGCTATTGGTGTCATAAAAAAAGGCTACAATGTAATTATCACTGTAGCCTTTAGTAGTTAAAAAATTAACTATTATGCTAATGGGATACTAACTGAAGTATTTAAAGCTTCACTTCCGCTTGCTACCCATAATGCTTTTTGACCGGATGACCACTGTGTACCGTCATTAGGAACTAGTGTAACATAACGTGATGTAATTTTACTTACATAGTATGTTCCACCTGCGCTATCTGTTGCTGTTAACTGGCATTGTCCTGCGGCTAAACTACCGCTGGCAACTGCTGTTAATAACAAATCTTCTGTGCCGTCACTTGTAGTAACTTTGAATGTTTTGCTACCTGTTTGCTTAGAAGCATAACCAGTGTTTGCTGAACCACCAGTAACGTAACCTGTAAATTGGATCTGTGTAGATCCTGCTAGTGCTGTGTCACCGATAGTACCTGTTGTGTTTGCCGCTGGAAGTTTTAAGATTCCTGCAACTGTTTCTGCTAATTTTAAAGGTCTTCCCATTTGTTTTCTCCTTGGTTAGAAGTCCAATGCGAGTTCTAGTCGCTACGCTGTGGGAACAGCATAAATCAGTTTCCTAATTATTGCACTGTAATGTTATTTATTTTGTATAGCCACAAAAAAGGGCTCTTACGAGCCCTAATTTGTTTTCCCATTCCGATTGGAAAAATATTACTGGAATGAAAGGTTGCTAACAGCAATCTCACCTAAGTAGTCGGCAGCGTTACCGAACGATGAAGCTGTGTTTGTAAGCTCAACGTAACCATAACGTGTCATAAAGCCAACTACTGGCTCTAGTGTTGCTGGATCAAGAACAACACCACTGCTCATTAATGGAACGTATGGGCAGTAGAATGCGGCTGCATCAGCCTCGCTTGAACCTTTGTAACCAACTAGAACTGCTTGTGAATCACTAGCATAGCTGTCTACATAAACTTTCATTGCGCCATTTAATGTACCAACAAACTTAGTGTTTGTAGGAGCTTCAAATGTGCCTTCAGTTGTACGTGCAAAAGCACTTGTTGTTGCACTCTGGAGAACTGTTAATGAAGCAGGTGAAACAACTGCCCAGTTACCAGCGCCACGACGTGTGCGTGATGCAATTAAGTTAGCTGTTCTGTTGATAAGAACTGCCAATGCGGCATGCTCATCACCAACGTAAGTAGCTGTACCAGAAACAGTAGCCTGGTTGTATGTGAACTCAGTTGCGGCAAGACTACGTAATGAACCAAGAATTTCCTGGTCAATTTCAACTGTAATCTCTTGTGCAAGAGCTGCCATAACTTCTGCTTCAATGTCTAAGCCGTGCATTGCTTGCGCATCTTGAGCGGCTTCAAATGTCCAACGTGCTGATAGCTTTCTTGTCTTAGCTTCAACAACTTGCTTTAAGATCTGGACGTTGATCTTGTTACCTGGTGTACCTTCAAGTGTGCTTGTTGAATCTGCTTTACCAGTGCTGTTTGAACCTGAGTAAGCAACTGCAATCTTGAATGGTGATAATGCTTCGTCACCAGCTGTTGTGCTTGTAGCATATGATGATGAATCAGTAACGCTATCAGCATAACGAACACGTAATGTGTGGATTTGTGCAACTGGACCTGTCATAGGCTGAACACCAACGATCTCATTAGCGATAACTGTTGGCATTACACGTCTGATAACTGGTAAAATTACACGGTTTAATGTAGCAACGTTACCAGCGGCTGTTGAACCAGCGGTAGCGGTCTCCATAAGTGACTTGCGTGTGTTCTCAAGAACAACACCCATAGTAGATCTCTTCGATCCATTTAAGCCTTCTAACAGGGCTTCTTTTGTTTCGCCCCAACGGCTTTCTAATAATGCTTGTGTCATTTCTTTTCCTTTTCCTTTTAGGGTTATCTAAGCCCTGCTAAACGCTTGATTTCAACAACATTGCTGTCGTCTTCAACCTTAGCGTTGACTTTAGCAGATTTATCTCCAGTAACTTCAACACGGCTCTCAGTTAAAACTGCTTTTGCTTCTTTAACTGCCTTACCGTTTGCGTTTAAAACTGCTGGAAGATACTTTTCATATGCGGCCTGCAACTTTGCAGTCTGCACACTTTCGAGTAGTTCGCTCATAACAGCGGCCTTCTCTTTATTAAGTGGTTTCAACATTTCAGCAAGTTTGTCCTTGCGTTCTGCTGATTCCTTAATGATTTTGATTTCTTTTTCTTTAGACTCAGCAATCATTGCCTTCTCTTCTGCTTGTGATTTAGCTTCTGCTAGGGCTTCCTCTTTAGCGGCAATAACAGCCTGTAACTTCTTGATTTCTTTGTTCTCGTTTAAGTGAGTAACAGCGAATTCTGAAGCAAAGGCTTCAAAGATCTGACGACCAAACATGTTCTCACGAGCATGCTGGATGTCTTCTTTGAGTTGAGTCATTTCTGACTCTAGTTTCTTAGCAACTGACTCTTTAACTAACTGGCTACTACGAGCAACGAATTGCTGTTGTAGTTCAGCTAATTTGTCTTTTGCACCTGCAATTAAGCGGACTTTTGTTTCAACAACTGCCTGCTTGTCTTGCTCGAACTCTTGAATTTCTTCAGCAAGTTGCTTGATAACAAACTCTTCAAGTCTAGATACACTATTCTCATATTGTTTGCGATCTGCTCTAAGTTCTTTGATTTCTTCTGCTAACTTAGTTACCATGAAATCATTGAACTTAGCACTGCTTTCTGACATGTGTTGTTTAAACTTAACACGGTCTTCTGCTAGTGCTTGCTTCTCTGTTGCAAATTCTTCAAGCTCACTCTGGAGACTTTCAGTTACCATTTTGTCTAGAGCTTCAACCATTACTTGTTTATCGTGTTGATAGCGTTGTGCAAATTCTTCACGAAGTTCACTACGAACTGTCTCTTTAGCTTCAGAAAGTTTTGCTTCCCAAGCTTCAGTGATAGCTTCTTGTGTGTCCTCGTTTATGATGCCACTATCTATCAATGGTTTGATAGCATCTAACATCTAGTTCTCCTATTTTAACTTAAGGTCCTTGATTAAGCGTAAAACGCCTTCTTTCAGGTACTTTTGTACTCTTTGATCTTGAGTAGCTTCTTTCGCTACTTCAAATACTTTGTGACCACCACGCATATTCATTAATCCTTCATAAATTGGATTTGGATAAGCATGTGGAGCACTTGGTTGTGCGACAATGTCAACAGTTATAATTTCAAAATTGTTAACATGTCCCGAACTCTCATTAACTTCACCGCTACCACGTGAACTAACACCTAACTTAACACCACTAGTAATCAT